ACGAGATCGGCTTTTACTTTATTAAAAGTTTCTGGACTAGCTTTTGCGATATCAGCAAGGGTTTTAGTTGTAGGTCGAACATGTCGAGACTTTACGTCTTTCCAGTACTTGTTCGTATACATATATAAATCTTCGAAAAGTATGCCTTTCATCATAAGTATTTATTAAATACTTACATGGGAAAGTTTGAAAATAAATTTTTATCTTTACTTAAGGAAGATGAAGTACCAGCGATTGACGCGAATCCTGGTGATGACCAAGCAGCGCTCGCGAACACTTTAGACGACCCTAACACAGCAGGTGACTTAGAAGATGTACAAGATAATCAACCAAATACTACAAGAGAATTAGAATTATTGCAAGATTGGACTTCAAATATTGACGAAATCTTACAATATTTAAACGGAGGTACTGATAGTGTATTGGGTCAATTAAGAACTGATAACAAAATAGGTACTATATTTGACGGTATTTCTGATGCAACAAAATCTGAAATTTTAGATGTATGTGAGCGTTTAGCAAGTCTAAATCAAATCTTTAAGAACCTTTACCTAGAAAAACATAAATAATTATACAATGGGATTATTCGACGATAAAACTGAAGATAAATCTACTGAAGAAAAGCCAGTAGAAAAAAAAGCTGAGAAAAAAGCTGAGAAAAAATTAGAACCAGCTACAGTAAGCGATCAAGAGTTAGAAAATAAGTGGAGAGCTTATTTACGCAGAATGGGGTATGGTTACAGACAAAGACCAGCTGACTGGGGTAAGTAAACTAAATTCTCGATAGTAACAACTTTCCCTTAAGTTCGTTATAACTATTATTTATAATAAACCGCGATTCTATTTTATCGCGGTTTATTTTTTGACATATATCGTTAAAGTCTTTAAATGATTTGAGATCCTTTGGCCATATAAAACAACTCTCTCCCATACTCAATAATGAAATTGTTTTTTCTTTTGCAGTTTGATCTAAATACTGATTATCTAAAACCCAAATTCTTTTATGAAATGGTTTTTGTTGTATTTGAAGATCTTGACGTTTAGTAAAACAAGATCTACCTTTACTTATACCTCCTACTGCAACTCCATTTTTTACAAAAAAACTATCAATTGGTCCTTCGAACACAAACATATAACCTAAATCTTCTTCTACGTTATTAATATTAAACACAGTTTTATCTGCTCCAATTTTAGAAAGGTACTTTGGTTTAGTATCTTTTTTATTACCTTCTAATTTGCGAGATTGATAAAAAGTAATATTATTATTTTCATAAAATGGGATGATTATTCTATTTTTATGTATATAATCATTTCTACAAAACCATAAGGATTTTGGTTTATTAACCGCAGTAAATAATTTACGTTGTTTACATATTTCTACAGCGCGTTTGACCATAGGTTCGTGCATGTAATATGTATATTGAGATTTATCATATAAATTAATACAATCTCCTGGAAGGGACGGGGGTTGTTTTTCTTCTTCGTTTAATTCTTTTTTTTCTGTAGGTACAATAAACGTACTGAACGATTTACATTCATCTACTATTTCAAGATAATTTTTGCCAGTTACTTCTTGTATCCATTTTACCGGAGATCCAGACCACCCACAGTTATGGCAAAAAATATAGTTGTTTTTTACAACGTAATATAGTCGTCTTTTTTTGCCCCAAGATTTACCCTCTCTACATATTGGACATCCTGCTTCGTATACATTAGTGAGTTTTTTATACTTAGGGTACCCAGCGTATTGGTAAAATTTTTCTGCTACGTACCCCTCAGGTATTATCTCATTTATCATCTATTTTGCGAACCGACACAGGTATTTTAGTAATAAACTGACCTGTGTTCGGGTCGGTGTAATGAGCTTCGGTACGAATTTCATCACCTATTCGAACCTCCCGAAGTTGAGGTCTAGCAGTACCGCCTGACGGTGCAATAATATTTCTTGGTTGTTTAGGAGTGTGCATATATAGCCTTATTAATAATATTTAATACATTTTCGTTAGTATTAAAGGATTCTCGCCATGAGGTACTATTTTTTACTACCGACCACATATCATATTCTTTAGCTTTTTCAATAAATTTTGTAAAGTTACTTGTATGTAAAGTTAGGTCTTCTAACTGACGTTTATAAGCAGGAACTTCATCCTCGTAGTAGTTATAACCTACTTCTAAATTCATTAGTCCCCAATTGCGCTTATATATCTCAAATTGTTCTTCTGTTATTGAGTCTCCTTGTATGAGAGCAACCTGCTCCTTACCATCCATAGTCACAATTTTATGTTCTAACTTTAGAAATCGCTTCAAACCAAACCTAGGAAATCCTTGTATATTATCAGATTTATCTCCAGTTACCACTCTATACGACATGTAGTATTCTTTTTTGACACCAGTATATTCTTCAAAGTTAGCGAGAGTAACTTCTTTTTTCTTTATAGGGTTATAAACAGTAATTTTATCATTTACTAATTGTAATAAATCTTTATCTGTTGTAATTACAGTATTTTGTCCTGGTAAGTTTCTTGCTAGCCAAGCCATAAGATCATCAGCTTCCATCCGTTTAGGGTAAATATTTTTAACTCCAAGTAATGCGATTATTTCGATAATGTTTTCTAAGAACTCGAATACATCTTTGAATTTATCATCATCACGACCTGCTTTATACTCTACTCCTGCTGCTTCTTTTCGAAAATTTGTTGATGGCCAATCTAACTTTTTATCCCAGGTGCAATAAACATTCTTAGCTTGAAACTTATCTACATAGGATTTAAGCGCTCTAAGAAATAAAAAAATCTGACCCGGAGAATCAGATTCATTTATTTTAAAGTTACTAGTCCAGAAAATACGATACAGCAAATTATTGCCGTCAATTATTATGTTATCTTTCCCACCAGCTTTCATTTTTCGTATACCACATTATAGTATATCTCAAATCATCGGCAAATGTTTTTTCAGTTCCAGGTAGGTCTAGCTGCTCTCCAGCTTGAATCATCATATTCCTATAGTTACTCTCTCTCAAGCAATATTTGAGATCATGACCTTTTCTATCTTCTACAAAGGAAATAAGACTTTCAGGTTTCTTTAAAATATGTAATATTTCTTGAACTAAATTAATATTATTAATTTCTGAATGATCCTCAATCCCATTATAATTAGGAGCAAAATTATAAATTTCTCCACTAGTACCATATTTTAGAACATTAAAGATTTTCTCGCAATGATCTTTCACGTATATCCATTGTCGAATATTTTCACCAGTACCATAAACTGGAACGTA